AAGATGCACGAGAATGGTTTCGACTTCAACAAGGACGAAGCTGTGGTGTGTCTGTCTGAAGTTCAATCTCGTATGGCTAACCTTGAGGCGAGGTTTCAAGTAGACTTCCCACCTAAACTTGAGGTAGTCAACGAACTAAAAGATAGGAGAAAGAAAGATGGTACGTCTGTCGCTTCTGTGCTTAAGGCTAGAGGTAGCTATCCTAAAACTGAGGTTAAGGATGAGAAACTTCTTTGTTACGATTGGGTCAGGTTTAAGCCGGGTAGTCCGAAAGACAGAATAGAACGTCTTTGGGAAGCTGGTTGGGAACCTACTGACAAAACCAAAGGACACATTCTGTACCTTAGGGATGGACTAGACATACCTGAGAAGGAGGAAAGGTTCAGAAGGTACGGTTGGATGTGTAACGAAACCAACTTAGCTACCCTACCTAGTACCGCTCCTGAGGGGGCTAAGGGGCTTGCTGAGTGGCTTACTCTGGAAGGACGTAGGTCTTCCTTAGAAGAGTGGATAGGCTGCGAGGCTAGAACTAATGACGGCAGGATACACGGAAGGTTCCAGCACATAGGTGCATGGACTGGACGTATGGCTCACTCAGCCCCCAACCAAGCCAACATCCCGGCTATGTTCCACGGGGAACCTAAGTCAGTTGTTGACCAAGTGAAGGACACATACGATGGCAGACTACGATCCCTTTTTAAAGTGCCTAGTGATTGTTATCTTGTCGGTACTGATGCTGAGGGCATCCAACTCAGGGTTCTTGCTCATCTAATGAACTCAGAGGAGTATGTTGAGGCTATCGTATCAGGTAAAAAGGAGGACGAAACTGACATCCACAACGTAAACCGCAAAGCCTTAGGCATGAGCCACATAACTAGAGATATGGCTAAGACCTTCATCTATGCGTTCCTCCTTGGGGCAGGCGTAGGTAAGATAGCTGAGATACTTAAGGTCAATACCAGAGAAGCTGGACAGGCTGTTGAGAACTTCACTCAGTCTATCTCAGGCTTAGCTGAACTTAAGAATGAACTTGTCCCTAAGGCAGCAGCCAAAGGATACTTCATTGGACTAGACGGAAGGAAAGTTAAGACACCATCTCAGCATAAGACCCTAGCTGGTATGCTACAGAATGGTGAGGCAGTTGTGATGAAACACTCAGCACTGCTTTGGACTAAGCAGCTAGATGACAGAGGCATAGACTACAAGCTAGTGACATGGCCTCACGATGAATGGCAAACGGAGGTAAGAGGTGACAGACAAACAGCCGAAACAGTTGGACTTGTTCAAAGACTTTCGATTGAAACAACGGGAGATAAACTCAAAGTCTTCTGTCCGCTCGCAGGAAGCAGCGACATCGGAAGAAACTGGGGAGAAACTCACTGAACCTCTTGACACAGACAAACAAACATGATAAGACTTCCAACCCTAACTAAAACCCACAAAAGGAGACCCTACAAATGGGTAAGATTAACAACCCTGGTATCATTGAAGCTGAAATCTCATGGGCCAAACTCTTTGAGTTCAATAAGGACACTAAGTACAAACCTGAGGGTGAATACTCCTGTGTAGCTACGTTCTCAGAGGAGCAGAAGCAGAAGCTGTTGGATACTAAGGTTCCAGCTAGTCGGATTAAAGACTTGGGCAATGGCTCTTATGAGATTAAGTTCAAACGCCCACACACTAAGGTTAACTGGGAGGGCTGGGTTTCTCAACCTCTTGTATTCGACCACAAGGCTGCTGAGATCAGAATGAAAGCTGAGGAAAGCGAAAGCATTGGTCAGTATATTAAACCTTGGAACCCCCAAGATGATGGCCTAATCGGTAATGGTACTAAGGCTAAGATTAAGTACCATGTGTATAAGGGCGATAACTCCTTGTACGAGAGCATCACACTGGAGGCTGTAGGTGTGTTGGACCTAGTGTCTTACAACGCTGAAGGTGGTTCTAGCTCAGGCATTAGTTTCTAGGGTGTCTGACCTGTGTAGGAGGTAACTAAAACTAGGCTCAAGCCTACACCTTGGGTCTAACTTGTAACAGAGAGATAGTTAGATGACAGACTATGTAAAACTGCTAACTGAATTTGAAGATTGTTGGAACGTAATATCTGAACTAGAAGACCTAAGTGAATTGGCTGATGGTTTGGGTGAGACTTTTTCGGCAGCTAAACTAGACAAGATCATTAGAGACTATGACATTTCTTTTGACCGTCTCTTCCGAAAGTTAGAGGAACACTTCTCAGATTTAGATGACGGACCTCTTCTAGAAACATACAGTGATGAGGAGGCCAGTTATGACTCAGAAGGAAATAACAACTTTAGTCGGTGATATCTACTCAGTTGTAAAAGGCAAAGGTGGCTGGCATAGTTACATCGCCAGTATGCTAGGCAAGGAGATAGCTGAGCTTTCTAATTCTAGGTTCTCTAAACCTGAGGCTTACCGCTCTAGGTTGTCTATGTCAGGTATTGGCGCACCGTGTAAGAGGAAACTTTGGTACAAGATTAACGAACCAAGGGAAGCCACCGGCAACAAAGGTAGTGACCTACTTAAGTTCTTCTTTGGTGACATAATTGAATCTCTAATCCTTAACTTAGCTAAGGCTGCTGGACACACTGTAACAGGTGAGCAAAGCAAGATGGAGCTTCATGGGATTAGGGGACATAGGGATGCTGTCATTGATGGTATGACTATCGACGTTAAGTCAGCTTCTCCTTTTTCCTTCCAGAAGTTTAAGAAGGGGTATCTAAGAGAGCAAGATAGCTTTGGTTACATCTCTCAGCTTTCTTCCTATGTAGCCGCAGCTAAGGATGACCCAGAAGTTACAGACAAAACTAAGGGTGCCTTCCTAGTCGTTGATAAAGTCTCAGGTGAAATCCTGTTAGACATACACGACTTCAGTAAGGACATTGAGAACAAGCCTAAAGAGATTGAGGACATCAAAGCTATGGTGGCTGATCCATCCCCTCCAGGTCGCCTTGATCCTGTGCCTCAGTACAAAGACAGTGCTAACCTGAAGCTGTGTTCTACCTGTAACTACTGCGAGTTCAAGAAGGTATGCTGGCCTGAGCTTAGGTCATTTGTATACTCTTCAGGTCTTCAGCATCTGGTCAAAGTGGAACAAGAGCCTAGAGTTCCTGAGTATCTTCCTAATGACCTACAATTTTAGACCTAAGAGAAGACGTAAATCTACCAACAAGAAAAGTCTAGGTAAGTTTAGGTCAGGTCTTGAGGCTGACAATGCGTCCTTCCTGAGTAACAAGAAGATCGACTACCAGTATGAGTCAGTGAGGATAGAGTGGGTTATCTCACATAAGTATCTTCCTGACTTCATACTTCCTAACGGTATCGTAATTGAAACCAAAGGCAGGTTTGTGTCAGCAGACAGGAGGAAGCATCTTCAGATTAAGAAGCAGCACCCTGAGATAGACATTAGATTCGTCTTCAGCAACAGCAAGGCTAAGCTATACAAGGGTAGTAAGTCTACCTACGCTGATTGGTGTATCAAGAACGACTTTAAGTTCGATGACAAACTCATACCAACAGCTTGGCTAAAGGAAGAAACTAATGAAGCATCTCTTAATTCACTGGGTTGTAGACGGCCCATATATAAATCCTGACAAAGAAGAAGGTGGGTATCTAAACCTTTGTAGAATTGAGGATTCAACTGCCACCATTGCAGATGTTGAGGTTCACTACGAAACGTATGATGATGCACTCGAACCTGTCACATACTTTACAAAGCACATTGAACCTTTGGACCTTATTTGTTTGGACCCTGACGACCTTATGAAAACTATTGAGGACGAAGAGGATGAGACATGACATAGCTGAGCTTGCTAGAGTAATCAGTTTAAGCTACAGTTTAGAAGACATAACAGAGATATCTGATATCGAAGAAGAAGCAATCGTTAGGCTCCTAATCTTTGAAGGGTTGATCGACTTGGAGGATTACTTCAGCGACAACGATTACCTAAACGAAGAGGAGGATAACTAAATGGCTCATGCTAACCCTGAGGCTACAAAAGCCTACAACAAAGCCTACTATGAAAAGAACAAGGAGGAGCTTAGAGCCAAGAACAAAGCCTACAGAGAAAAGATCAAGGAGAGGCTTAAAACCTACAGCAAAGCCTACTATGAAAAGAACAAGGAGGAGCTTAGAGCCAAGAACAAAGCCTACCGAGAGAAGAATAAGGAGAGGCTTAAAGCCTACCGAGAAAAGAATAAGGAGAAGATCAGAGCCTACACTGAAAAGTACAAGGAGAAGCATTATGCCAATCAATTAAAAAGATTGTATGGCTTAGAGTTACATGAGTACAACCTTATGTTTACTGAGCAAAAGGGTAAGTGTGCTTGCTGCGGCATCCATCAAAATGAGTTAACTAAGAAATTTGCTGTTGACCACGATCACGATACTGGGCTAATAAGGGGCTTGCTTTGTAGTAACTGCAATACAGCTATCGGAAGATTAGGTGACAACATTGAAGGTCTTATGAGGGCTTTAAACTATCTTGAGAAACATGAACTAACAAAGGAAAGAAAAACAAATGAGCATGTCGTACAAGTCAAACCTAAACCCAATGTTCAGGTCAAAGTTCAGCGAGGACATCTTCAATCACAAGTACCGGCATGAAGGCTGTGAGACTTGGGAAGCCCTAGCTAAGACCCTAGTGGATGACGTATGTGGTGACTTAATGACTAGGGATGAATGCATTGACCTAGCTAAGGCTATCACTGACATGAAGTTCATCCCCGGTGGTAGGTATCTGTACTACGCAGGAAGACAGAATAAGTTCTTCAATAACTGTTACCTACTTAAGGCAGAAGAAGACAGCAGACAAGACTGGGCTAACCTAAGCTGGAAGGCTGAGTCATGCCTTATGACAGGTGGTGGTATTGGTGTAGACTACAGTGTGTACCGACATGAAGGCGCACCCATCCAGCGTACAGGGGGACAGGCTTCTGGTCCTATCCCTAAGATGCAGATGATTAACGAGATTGGCCGTAGGGTCATGCAAGGTGGTAGCCGCAGGTCAGCTATCTATGCGTCCCTCAACTGGAAACACCAAGACATAGGTAACTTCCTAAGCTCTAAAGACTGGGCTAGTATGCCAGTAGGTAGCACAGGTAAGTCTCTTTGGGATATTAAGCAGGATGACTTCAACTTCCCTGCACCTATGGACATGACTAACATTAGTGTCAACTACGATACTGAGTGGCTGCTGAACTACTACGAAACAGGCCAAGTAGGTAAGGTCTTTGAAGAGAACGTACTACAGGCAATGAAGACTGCTGAGCCTGGGTTTAGCTTCAACTTCTTCGACAAGGAAAACGAAACCCTACGGAACGCCTGCACTGAAGTTACCTCAGAAGATGACAGTGATGTATGTAACTTAGGCTCCCTTAACTTTGGTAGGATCGAAAGCCTATCTGAGTTGTCTGACCTAGTTGAACTATCCACTAAGTTCCTCATCTGTGGTACACTCAAAGCCCACCTACCATATGAGAAGGTACATGAAACACGAGAAAAAAACAGACGACTGGGCCTTGGTTTTATGGGAGTACACGAATGGCTCATCAAGAGAAACTACAAGTATGAGGTTACTCAAGAGCTTCATTCGTGGTTGTCAGTATACAAGGGAGTCAGTGACAAAGTATCTAAGGCATTTGCTGAGGAGCTATCTGTATCTACTCCCGTGGCTAACAGGGCTATTGCTCCAACTGGTAGTATTGGTATTCTTGCTGGTACATCTACCGGAGTAGAACCTATCTTTGCTGTAGCCTACAAGCGTAGATACCTCAAAGGAACTAACCGTTGGGTCTATCAATACGTTGTTGACTCAGCAGCACAGGAACTCATTGACCTGTACGGAGCTAAGCCTGAGAGTGTTGAGTCAGCCCTTGACTTAGCTTCTGACTACGAACGTCGTATGAGCTTCCAAGCTGACGTTCAGGACTACGTTGATATGAGTATCTCCTCAACGATTAACCTTCCTGCTTGGGGTAGTAAACTCAACAACGAAGACACAGTGCCTGAGTTTTCTAAGACCCTAGCTAAGTATGCAGGTAGGCTGAGAGGATTTACTTGCTATCCTGACGGCAGTAGGGGTGGACAGCCGCTAACATCTGTGCCATACACTGAAGCCGTTGAGAAACTTGGTGAGGAGTTTGACGAACATGTTGAGACACACGATATCTGTGACATCTCAGGATCAGGGGGAAGTTGTGGGGTCTAAGATGTGGGACGAGTACCCAGACTCAACCGAACTAAGGGGTGATAGTGTGGTCGATGTTGTCAACAAACCTCCGCACTACAACACAGGTGAGATTGAGTGTATCGAATACCTCAAAGACAACCTACCTGAGCAAGCCTTCCTTGGCTACCTCGAAGGGAATACAAAGAAGTATCTTCATCGTTGGAGGTACAAAGGTAAGGCTTCGCAAGACTTGGAGAAAGCTAAGTGGTATCTTAGCTACCTCCAGCTTGAAGTAGCAAAAGGAGAAACCAAATGATTAGCTTGAGTATCGACATCTCAGAAGACCAGAAGGATAAGATTGTAGTCGAAACCCTTATCAAGGACTACTTCACTCTTAGTGAGTACGCTGAAGACCTGAGGGTTAAGGATGCAATCGCGACTATTCTCTCGTCTTACTATATGACTGAGAAAGGGTTCGAAAAAGTTCTAGCTGAAAGAGCAGAAGAAACTAAGGAAAAGAAATCTACCAAAGAGAAGGATAAGAAATCTTCCTACTACATTGACCCTCTGCAAGGTTACAAGTGGGGTTTCCCTAAGCCTATCTCCCAAGAGAATATCCTTGGGGACACTATGGAGTGGTTAGCTGACAATGGCTATCCTAAAGAAATTATGGATGGTTTTGGTAAGCACTTTAAGTTCACTATCTGGTCAGAAAAACAAGGAGAAGACCAGAAGTAAGTCTCCGTAGCTCAGCAGGATAGAGCAACAGCCTTCTAAGCTGTGGGTCGTAGGTTCGAATCCTACCGGGGACGCCAAACTACTAACTCTAAAGGAGTAGACCAATGACATGTGAAGTTAATCTAGCTGGTTACACAAAGGCAACCAAAGGAATTAGTGTAGGTGATAACTTCACTGACTTAATTGCCTACTATGCTAGAGTGTCTAACCCTACGTCTCAAATCTCAGGGCTTAAGAACTCAAAGCTAATTCACTACCTGATTAACCACAAGCACTGGAGCCCCTTCGAAATGGTCAGTCTGTGCTTAGATATAACTACTACTAGGGATATAGCCAGACAACTACTCAGACATAAGTCCTTCACTGGGTTCCAGGAGTTCTCTCAGAGGTACGCAGCTACTGAGACTAACTCAGACAGAAGGGAGACTAGGCTACAGGATACAGTCAACAGACAGAACTCCTTGCCTAATACAGATGCAGCTATTGAAATCTGGTGGAAGGCATCTCAGGATAAAGTCATTGACCAGTGCTTCAGCTTGTACGACCAAGCCTTAAAGAAAGGTATAGCTAAGGAGCAGGCTAGATCATTACTCCCTGAGGGTTTGACTAGAACTAGACTGTTTGCTAATGCAAGTCTTAGGTCATGGATTCACTACATTGAACTGAGAACCCATGAGTCAACTCAGAAGGAGCATAGGCGATTAGCTAGGGCGTGTGCCTTTGAGATAGCTAAGGTGTTCCCAGATATAACTGAGTTCGTTCAACCTGAGACGTTACATATGTACTCCTTCGAGCAGGATTAAACCTCAAGGACTGCCTAAAAGAAAAAGGGGAGGACCAATCCAATGGCTCTCCCCTTAGTCTTACCTACTTCATTGTCTTCTTCATAGGTTTCTTCTTTTTCTTCTTTTTGTCTTCTACCTTTTTCTTGGTAGCGTTCTTGTAGGGCATTGCACCCTTAGCTTTGGAATACGGCATAGTTATTTCCTTTTCTTTCCACTTGCTGTTGTTGACCACTTAACCCTCTTGGGTCCGGTCTTCTTAGCTGCCTCCTTCTTAGTAATTTTAGAAGCAACACTCTTAGGCCTACATGCTGGGTAGGGTCTTTTGGATTTACCCTTAGCTGACTTCCTACCGCATGGCTTACCTGTCTTTACGTCAGTCCACTGTTCAGAGAACCACTTACCTAACCCTTCTTTAGCCATTACTTCTTACCCTTCTTAGAGACTTTATTGTCACCACCCTTCCAGCTTCCGCCTTTACCTTTGTACCACTTAGCAGCCCAAGCATTAGCATACGCTGAAGGGTAGACTTTGAATTTCTTCTTGGCCTCAGACTTAGCTCTAGACCAAAGAGATGGATTAGTTGGGGTTGCTTTAGCCATTACCACTTCACCTTGTCAGCCCAGTACGCAGCAGACATCTTACCCTTCTTGATATTCTTAGCGTGTCTAGCTTTGAAGGACTTCTTCCTAGCTTTGTCCTTAGCTGACTTAGGGCTTTTACCTGCACCTGATACACCTTGTTGACCAAACCTAATGATTTTCTCTTTGCCGTTAGCACAAGCCTTAACTACATGAGACTTAGTGGCATGACCTGAGGTACGCTTAGGTTTGTTACACTTCATTTTAGATTTGTCTAGTTGTTTAGCCATAGTTTTTACCTCGCGTTCTTAACCATAGATGCACCAAAGTACATACCTATGATGGCTCCAAGTAGGTGGGTATCTAAGGGTGTGATGACCAACCCGGTTAGTGCCTGCCATGTAGTCTCCTCAGTCCCCTCAGTAAAGAACAAGAAGCCTGGGTGCCACTCAGTGTACCCTACTGTGACAGGTATCTCAGGCCAGAAGACAGCTACAACCTTAGGCCAGACTATGATAGCACCTACAGATGCAAGAGCTATGATCCTACGAGTAACTTGGAACCCCTTGTTCTCGTATCTCCTAGCTAGGTCTGTAGCTTCTGACTGTGCAGATAGTCCTTCGATGGCCCTGTTGAAGGCATCTTGTTTGGACTTAGCTGCTTGTCCCCAGAGTGTCATAACTCCTGACAACAACCCTGAGCCTAGCATGGTGATTAGTTCTAATGGTAATCCACCCATGGTTTACTCCTTAGTTTCTAGGTCTAGGGCTAATGTCTATAGCTGCTCTCATGTCCCCTACGAAAGTATCCTCAGGTCTAGTAGGAGGTAGTCTTGTCTTTGCTGCTCTAGCCTGTTTTTGTTTTGCTGCTCTAGCCTGTTTTTGTTTTGGTCCTATAGGTTCAAGAGTGTCCGGGTCTTTCTTGTATAACTCTCTTAGTGCGTCTAGTTGCTTACCAATATCTTCAGGAGTTGTTGGAGCCGGTTGACCATAGTAAGAATCACCCTTCTTTCTTGTAACTTTAATCTTTACGGGATTACCCTTAGCATCCTTGACAATCTTATTGTTGGCATCTCTTTTAGTAACATACACCTGCACATCGTAAGGAACGCCAATACTAGCAAACTCTTTAGCCATTTCTAGCACAGCTTTGCCTTTGTCAGACCCTTTTTCATCTTTAATGTAGTCATAAAGTGGTTTACGTTTACCCATTAAAAGGTACTTAAACATGTTGTCTTGAACTTCAGGTGTATACTTTTGTTTTTTAGTGTAACCCAAGAACTTAAAAGCATCTATAGCAGTTTTAGGGATAATCTGATACCTACCAATGGCAAACAACCTTTGTGGGTCGTCTTCGTTGATCTTACGACCACTTCTGGCGAGGTGATCTTCATGAGTTAACTCTACGATATCGTTATAAGCGACTGGCAAGCCAGCAACTGCCTTACTCAAAGGTTTACCATTTGGTGACGTACCTCTGTTCCAGTCTCTGTACCCCAGGGGTGACTCACCTTTTACGACTACTCTTGATACCTTTTCCATTGGTGGTGCTAAAGTAGACTTAGGTTGAGACAAGGGTGGAACAAGGTTGAATGCCTCAGTTGACCCTAACTCAGCCTCAGGAAGAGGTGGTATGTCAGTTTGAGGCAGTCTTTTCCTTACGGCGTCTAACTGCGCTCTTAGTTCAGGGGTAAGTTCAGAAGCAGCAGCAGGGCTAAAGATCAAATCCAAGCCACGTTGAAGAATACTACGACCATCACCTTCGTCCGTAGGTCTAGGACTAATGTCTATACCTTCGTCCGTAGGTCTAGGACTAATGTCTATACCTTCGTCCGTAGGTCTAGGACTAATGTCTATACCTTCGTCCGTAGGTCTAGGACTAATGTCTATACCTTGGTCCGTAGGTCTAGGACTAATGTCTATACCTTGGTCCGTAGGTCTAGGACTAATGTCTATACCTTGGTCCGTAGGTCTAGGACTAATGTCTATACCTTGGTCCGTAGTCTGTCCTTGTCTAAGTTCTTGACTTCTGGCTCTAGCTGCGTCTTCAGCTTCTTCTACTGTTTCGAAACTTTGGATAACACGTCCAGTTTCTACGTCCTTAACTTCACCCTTACCAAGGTAAAGCTCAGCAGCTTCATCAACAGACATCATAGTGCCATTGTTTATAGTAGGTATATTATACCACAGTTTGCTATTTGGGTCTTGAACTGTAGTAGTTTTTTCAGATACCAACTCTCCTTCAGACGTTTCATAGAGCCTTCTACCAGCACTCGTCATTCTATTGGTAGGTGTTAAAGTAACTTCTGACCTTTGGTTTCTAGTCTGTCCTTGGTTATAGACGATACCTGTTTCAGGGTCTGTTACTGTACGTCCAGAACCTTCGAAGGTAAAGGCATCCCCAACAGCTTGACCTATGCTTGACAAGGCGTCACTAGCTTGGTCTATGTTACGTTTTCTACCTTTGTCCAAATACTGAGCCATGCTTGTCAAGGTTTCACTAGCTTGGTCTATGTTACGTTTTTTAGCTTCAGCTAACGGACGGCCACGAAAGATCAAACTACTTACTTCTTCTCCCTGACCTATCCAAGAAACAGCAGTACCTCTATTAGCTCTTTGTCTAATGTATGTTTCAGGAGCTAGTTTAACTGCATTTAGTTCGTCTCTATTTAGATTAGCTTCAGCTTGAGCTACAGCCTTTGTTGAATTAGCCCTATCCATAAACTCCTTAACGTCTTTATACCCAGGAACTTTTAAGAACTGGAACTTAAGTATGTCTAGTTTCTGGTAACTATCCAAAGCTGCTGCTTGAATGTCCCCACCGTAGTTTTCAGTCAAATCTTTTAAGAAGGTCAGCTTTTCACTAGGAGGAATTTCTTCAAAAGTGGACCTATTTGGGGTAAGATTACCTGCTGCGTCTCTTGTATAGAAACTTGGGTTAATCTCTAAACGACCTGTATCTACATCGTAGCTTACCCAAGGCGCTTTCTCAGTAATCTTCCTAGCTGCTGTTTCTGTCCTCTTGGAGTTTACATTGATTTCTTTTTCAAGATGACCAGCTAGAACACTCTTCACTTGTCCATACAAAGAAGGGTTAGCCGTCTTTAGGTTTTCCATATTAGCTAGGAAATTAGGGCTATTCCAGAACCTGTTGACAAACCTAGCTGAGTAAGGCTGATCTTTATCTTTGCTTTGAGACCCCAAAGAAAAGGCAATAGCTTTATCTGCAAAAATTTCTGATTGGTCTTTAGTCATTGGGCCTGTAGGAGGAGCTAACAAGAATATTTCCGCAGTTTTAGCCTGAGTGCTTAGCTGGCTAGGTGGCATATTCACGTATTTAATAGCTAAGTCTTTTACAACAGGGTCAGTGCTGTTCGCAAGGTCTTCTATAGTTACTACGGATGTACCAGGAACACTCGTTGTGACTTGTGCTGGGGGTTGTCCATCTACACTTCCCTCAACAGGAGTAGGTCTAGTGCCAAAACCTAAATCAAATCTGTCCAGAACACTTGGTCTTTCCGCGGGCCTGCTGCCAAGTGTTTCCGTCACACTTTCTAAGATTTGCCTAGAAACACCATTACCAAGTACAGTTGCTAACTCTTTTGGGTCAGTAGGTAGTTTCCCACCACTCAGTCCAATAGCCTGCATAACTCTTATTTGGAGATCAGGGGCAAGTTTACCACTTTCTAATACGGAAAGCCTAGCGACTACATCAGCAATTGTGCTTAGGCCGTTTACATTACCACCTAAAACTTCGCCTAGTACCTTCTTTAAAGCAGGTGTAACATTGTCATTATTCAAAGTAGCTTTAAGGTTCACTACTTCCTCTGCATACTGGTCAATTTGAGCGTTATAGTCTTTAAGGTCTTCTTCACTAACACCACCTAGACGAGCCATACCATTGTATTTAACTCTTTCAGCATTTAATCTAGCCACGTAGTTATCAAGAGAACTTAGAGAAGCAGGAAGACCACCGCTATCAAATGCGTCTAGTGCAGTAAACAAACCAAAATCTCTTACGGTCATGGCTTGAGCTAATACTTTAGCCTCTCCTCCGTCAGGTGCGTTCCAGACTCCTTTTGCAAAAGTAGCTGCTTGCTCAAGAGACGCTGTTCTAGCTTGATTTGCCATAAACTGTTGTTCAGCTACCCGGTATCTTTGATCTTCAGGTAGATTTGGATTTGCTAAAGAAGTCTGAGCAAAGAGTCCCATAAACTCAGGGCTTTTTCTCATCGCTTCTTCTTGAACGTTTTCAAATTTCTCACCTACAGTAAACTGAGGATTATCCCCTAAAAAGGTCTTTGCAATAGACGTAAAGGCTTGGTTGCCTACGTTTACACCCTTAGCGGCGAAGTTTGCAACAAGTTTTTTGTATTCTAATGCTTGCTGACCCTCAGGTAGCCCAGCAGTTCTTTGTATTCCTTCACCCCACTCAGCAACCTCGTCTCTTGAAGGTCCAGTCTTACCTCCACTGCCTGAGCCTGATAGCTTCATGTAGTTGGCTAAACCTGTCCCAAGATTAGAAAGTCCTTGACCTATGGCACCGTACCCTGGGTCAACAGCGGCTACAGGAGACTCAGCTTGAACATTGTAGACACTTGGGCCTGGAGTGAAAATTGATTGAGCCATTAGTTAGAATCTCCTTTAAGTCTCTGTAAGGTTTTTTGTACGTATAGAGCCGTATCGTTGTCATCGTGTCTGTAGGCATTCTCAAACAGTTTATTAACTCTGCTAGGAAGTCCCTTCAAAGTAGCCAACCTTAGTTTTTGTTTTTCTGCTTTGGATGCGTAAAGTGTCTCAATAAAGTCTGCACTTTCAGCTAATCTTCTAATACCTTTATCGAAGTCCTCTCTATTACCTGAGTTAAGTAAGTCGAAAGCCTTCGTGTTGTTTCCTGCTACCCACTTTCTAGCTTTAGTTAAGTCTCTTTTGTCGCTGAAGGCTTCAGTACCTCTTGAGTAGAAATCTTGAAGGTTGTAAGGAGTTAAACCTAAAGAGGTCCATATACCAGAGGCAACTGACATATCTTCAGCTACTTGCTCACCCCTTTTATTTGTATAGGTCTTATTAAGCAGAATACCAAGACCATTAAACTTACTGTTAATTCCTGACGGTTGTCTTGCCGCTGTGCCTAAGGCGTCGGCTGATGCAATGGGTCTTCCATGAAAAAGGTGGGTAAGGGCATTCCAAAGCTCCCTAGAAGCGCCTCCAAGTATCTCACCAGAAGGACCAAACAAAGTCTGAGGTGTTCCTTCTTGGGTCATCTTTCTCCATTGCTCAGTAAAAGCTCCGATAGCAGCTAGTCTAGGTCCAACAGAAAAAGCATCTTTAGGATCACCAGCTACCCACACAGAAAGACCGTCAATTACACCTGATCTAATTAGTGCCTGACGAGAACCTCCTGGCTCAGCCCCAAGCTCCTCAGCTACTTCATCACCATATGACATAACACCTAGCCCAGCCATTCCGTAGAAAGGTCCAAGCATTGCAGCGAGCCTAACTCTTTCTATTGGTTTTAAACCTCTGCCACCTACAGCAACAGCCTCAAGGGACCTAAAGGAAAATGAAAGCCACTGAGTAGGTACTTTCATAAAGCCAGCTTGTATACCCGGTCGAGATATTGTTGTCATCTGCATAGACAAAACGTGGTCTCTATCTGTAATTGCTGCCCTAGCTTCTTCAGACAAAGCTGACTTACCTGGGTTTTTAGCTTGCCATTCGAGAACAGCAGTAGTGTGACTAACAAGCCTAGTAAATCTTTCACCTGCGTTAAACGGTATAAGACCTGCATCTAGAACAGCACCACCGTATTTCCTTACATCTCTTCCTCTTTCTTGTGCAATCTTAGCCAACTTTTCTCTACCTTCTGTGCTTTTAAGGTTTTGAGTATCAGCGGTAGGGAATTGATAACTAGGCCCAAGACCTGCTTCAGCGGACTCACCTGAGGTGTTTAACCTACCTGATATCTTAATAGAATCAACTAAGTCTTTTACCTCTGCTTCAGACATACCCCTTTGTTTAGCTAGTCTTCTGATACCTTCCATACGAGTAGCTTCATCAGGAGACCTAAGAATAAGTCTCAAGGATAGAGCCATTGTGGATGCTTTTAAACCCTGAGTAGGAGAAATAGCAATAACATTGAGAGCGCCTGACCCTTGGATTAGAGCTTGAACAGGAGAGAAGAACCCAAAAGCAGACTGAAACCCTAATTTAAGGAGGTTATCTGTAGGGTCTCCTAAGTTAGTTCTCCAATTAGTCTTGTCAAAGATAGCTTCAGATACATCACCTAAGGTTCTTTCCATAGTGATAGAGAATTTGTCTTTAACACCCAACTTTCTTTCAATGATATTCTTAAGCTCTTGTAGTCTTCTTTGTTCAGGTGTGCTTCCCTTGATTTCAACAGCCCTAAAAATACCTTCGAAGTCCCATTCAGGTATGTCCTTTGGAATAGCTCCTGGGTCAACTTGCCTTAGAGTTTCTACCCAATCTTTTTTAGCTGAGATTGCATAGACATTATTACTGTAGGCGTAGGCTGCACCACCAAAGTCTTGAGCAATAGAACTAAGAGGACTATCAACTGCTGCTGTACCTCCTCCAAACTCCATAAGGGGATTGTCTGACCTTTTGTTCTGTGCAGATACAAAGTCAAAAGCATCTGAGTTATTCCAAACACCGTAGTCTTCGCCTTTACTTAGCAATAGGGACTCATCTCTTTTCTTACGGACGATCCTACCACTTTCTTCAGCAAAGTTAGTTATACCATTTTTAGTTAACCACTCATCAAGCTCAGCTCTATTTGTTATAGTACCGCCTGAGAAAGAAGTGTTACTTGCAATGATGTCGTCAAGATTGCCTGCGCCAGCCCTATAAGCATTCTGAATTGTATTTAACTCATCTATAGCTTTGTTAGCTTGCTTTACAGAAAACGCACCTAGAATAGCTGAAGGTTTAAAACCCTCTGCTGTTGACATAATAAACCAACGAGTCCTAGAGTTAACTCTGTTGCCTCCTGCGTTGTATCCGTATACGTCACCAGGTCTTAAGTCTCTAATTGACTTAGGTCTAAGTATGTAGTTCTCACCTGTAGGAGTTGGTTCATCTAGTTTCCAAAGGACTTGTCCTTCGTCTATATCTTTCTTGTCAATTCTTATCTTAAACTCTGAGTCAAAAATCTTAGCGTCTTCAGGGACATTCTTAGTGTCTGCTCTTTTGGCTGCAACAAAGATGTCGTCATTAGTTTCAATAGCATTTCTGTACCCAGCCCTAAGATACTTACCAAGGGCTGCACTTGACTTCAAGATATAAGATGTTTCACTTAGTTCAACTAATGCCCTGTAAGCGTCAAGTTCCTTAGCTGAGGGTTTTTCCTCATACATTTCGTAGAACCTGTCTTTAAAGTCAGCCTCAGAGAACCACTCTCTTACACTTGAGTCATCTCCATCTCTTAAACGTCTAGTAATACCTTCAAGTCTTGAAACTTCTTTGTTATTTAGGCTGTTAACCTTTTTAACATTACCTTCAGCTAAGTCTTTAATACGACCTCTGTAACCTTCACCCAGCTTAGACAAGATATCATAGCCTGAAACATCTCTTAAGTACGGAGTACCAAACAAAGGGTTGTTACCTAATACTCTACCTACTTGCTCAGAGATAGTTCTTTTAGCTCCGTTAAGGATAGCATCTCCTGACATACCTCTAAGTTTAATGTCGTCAGTAATAACAATGTTATCCATACGCTCCATCAAAAACCCTTTGGACAAATCGTTAGGGTCTTTAGGGACAACTGTAGCTCCAATTTCAGCCGCTTTATCCTTTAAGTACCCAGGAATTTCAGGAGTAAACCCAGGCTTAGCTGTTGAAGAAAAGTTTCCTTTTGCGTCTTTGTAGATAGGTTTAAACTCTTTGCCTTCTTTGGCTGTACCTACTTGAATTTTACTCCAGTAGTTACCCAAACCATCTGTAACAATATTCCAATCGTGGACTGGCCTAGAACTCTTTTCGATAATGTCGGCAGCAGTTTCGATTGCTCTAGCTCTAACTGAAGCCTCATCAACCAGTTTACCTAGTGCATTCTTAGATGTGTCAGCAATAATTTCTTTAACAATTTCGGTTTCTCTAGTTAGTCTTTGCACTAGACTAATCCCTGGTCTTGGTTGACCCTTGTTTAAGGAATTAACAGACGGACCTAAAGTATCATTAACGTCAGGCTGAGGAACCTCAGAATTTCTGAGAATGTTCTCACCCATTTTCTCAGCGTCTTTCGAACCTAAAACTTTGGTAGCTTTGCTTACTACGTTAGTTGCCTTTGGTACTTTAAGAAGTGAAACAGCAGCTTTACCTAAACCAAGGGTAACAACTGAAGTAGCTACATCTACAGTACCAAAGATACGGTCACTGAGTTCTCCGCGATTGTAACCTAAGTCTTGAGCAGCACTTATTTCCCTAGCTATAGCAAAAAGATTTTCTGAAGTTAAAACACCTTCTCTTCTTGCACTGTCAAATTGTCTCTGAGTAAAGTCAGCCATTTCTTGTGGAGTAACTTTAGGGTCAGCCAACATTTCTAAGTAGGCTTCTCCTCTTGAGGTTTCAACAGCGAACATATCCTCAAGGCCAGTCTTAAAACTTCTAACAAGAAACATATCAATGAAATCAAAAACTTTTCCGCCGATACTTTTGTTATCTAGCCCAGCTTCCTCAAGATTTTTACGAATAACCTCTTGCACAGCTTGTCCCTTTTTAAGGAGTCTATACTCTCTGTCATCCATAGTAGATACCATAGCTAAGGCATCTTCTTCAGTTACGACAGTGGTCTCTTGAAACCTCTGGTTTTTTCTTGTTTGATCTTCGTAGTAACTAAACCTACTTTCAATGTTTAGGTTCATTCTGTTTTCGTAGTCTTGGAGTATTTGGTTTCTAAACTTCTCTTCGTTTAGGCTAAGGTCAGCTTTTAAAGTTGCAGGTTCTTTTTCTTCTCCTGTTAAAGCAACAGAGAGTTCTTTTTGTTTTCTTACATTTTCTTCGTCGGTTTCAATAGACAGTATAGAGCTAACAGACGAGTCTTCTCCGTCAAAACTACCTACCTCATCTTCAGGTTCTCTATCGTAGAGGTCTTCAGACCCATCTAAGTTAACCATACTTTATTCCTTTAAAAACTTTTAGCAAAAACCAAACAAAACTTAGCCGAACATTTTTAGCCCAGACACCCCCGCAGCTTTGTAGGTAAGGCCAGCTAGACCTGAGGCAAGTTGACCGTAGCTTCTAAAGTCAGCAGCTTTCTGTTGGAACATACTAATGTTTTCACTCAAGCCTGACATCCGATTAGAGAACCCAAGACCTTCGTCTCGTCGAGTTATGTTAGATGCCAAACCGCCCCTAAGACTTGAAGTTTCTAGAGCACCCATACCAGCTCCAGAAGCCCTAGCTTGAGACTGAGCAAGTTGAGCTTGACGTACAGCTTGTATACGAGAACGCCTAGCTGCAAGTTGCTGTTGCTTTTGCTGTTCTCTCTGAGCTTTCTTTTGTTGGCTAGCGGCTTTCATGTTCATAACCATACTAACAGCCGTAAATACTGCCATACTAAATCTCCTTAATGTAACTAGTCTCGCTTCTAGAGTAACCTAGTCTTTCGTAAAGTTTACCTAACCCTTGAATTTTGGTTAAGTCACTCATACCTATTTTAGTAACACCTTTAGACTTAGCCCAAGATTCGTAGGCTTTAACGAGCTTAATAGCTCCTCTGCCGTCTCTAGCTGACTTACGAACAAACCACGCTAACTCAACAGCAAAGACTTCCCTCATCATCCAAGGAGGCGTACAGAGAGCTACAATAGCACCTTGAACCTCTCCGTTAACCTCCAAGACAAGGACAAGATAGTCTTTGTTATCTATCGCACCTGTTAGTCTTTCTTCAACTACATCTTTCTCGAAGGGCTTGAAGTGATCTGGGCCTTCTTTAGAAAACTCATAAGCTAACACCAGAAGCTCAAAGATATCCTCATGCGTAGCTTCTCTTACTTTAGAACCTTCTGTTTGTGGCACTTAAAACTCCATACCCTAGTAAGTGAAAGTCTTTACCTTCTTCTGACTCAAACCTAAGACGCATA